ATTTCTTGTCCTGTCCAATTATCAACCCAAGAATTCCAAACAGTAGGTACAAATCCGGTCTGAGGATCGGCACCTAGATCACTAATAGTAGACTTATAATTTCCTTCAACATCAATAATTTTTGCTTCAAGTCTTACCGTATCTACCCAAGTATCAGTTGCTGGAAGTAGTTCTAAAATACCTTTCCAAAAACTAACAATAAATGGAGTAACACTTTCAGATCTTGTTGCAAATGTTTGACGTAACCATTCAACTTCCTCATAATCTAAAGTAATAATATCACCAGTTTTTGTAATATTAGTTCCTTGAACAGAAGAAAATGCTTTATCTGCTGTTGGATCTACATTTACTACTGGACCAAATATTAAATCAACTGAAGTTGTATAATGTTTTGGTCTCAATTCTTTTTGTTGTATATCAATAGAATTTTTAACTTCAACAGCATTTTCTTGTGTTGATGTTGAAGTAAAATTATCTACAAAAAATCCAGATTTAAATCTATTTAATCCATTTGAATCTGAAACAAAAAGTGATGTGGTATTTGTTTCAAGTAAAGATAGTGTAGTATAATATTCTAAACTTTTAATTCTATTTTCAAGTTGTTTAATATCAACCATTCTATATCTTTTGTGCTCTAAAAATCTTATAGATGCTGTTTGCGTTGTGTATAGATATGGTGGAAGAGTAATAGATGCAATTTCTAATGCATCATCGACAGAAACTGGCATTTCTGGATTTTCATCCGGAGTTCCATACTTAACTTGAAATTCTCCATTTCTTGTTAAATAAATTCTATCAATTCTTCCCAAGTAGAATGAGAAATTTGTTATAATTGATTCATCAGATGCAAGAATATTTGCCGCAGAATTTCCGGATGCATTAAAAGTTCTTCCCAAAAATTCAAGAGGAGATCTTGCATTTTCGGAAACGGTATAAGAGGAAACCCTTGGTCTAATATCAATTATATCAGAATTTGCTATTCCATTAATTGTTTTAATCTCACTACTATAATCAAATGTACTATATGAATTTACCGTTGTGATATCACCATCATCAGCAGAATCATAAAAACCATTTGAAAAATAAATAATTATTTTCTTACTTGGTGTATCTGCATTTGGTTTTTTAGTAATAAATCCATAGTCGTAAAAAGATCCTTTTTGTCCAACTGTAAATGTATAATTTGAAGAAATATTAAAACTTGGTGAATCTAAAGTAGTAATTATTGCTTGAATATTGGAATCCCTAAAAATTACTGATTCACCTTCTTTAAAGGTATTATCATTTTTGTATATAAAAACAATTTGTGATGAAGTTAATTTTTCAGCAACAATGCCAATGGTATTTCCATTTTGACTTAAAATTTCTTCTCCAATTATTAAATCAGATGTAGTATTTGTTGGTCCATTAATAGATGAAAGAACCATTTTTGGTGCAGAGGGATTTGCAGTGTCTACTGATTCAAAAATACCATGAAGTTCAATTATATCTGGTGTATTTAATGAAATATTTTGATCTTCAACTTTAGTACCAAAAGCATAATTTCCAAATGTTAATCCATTATTTAATGTCGTACTACCAATACCTGCTCCTTCATTTTTTGACTTATCAATTATAATACTATTAACTCTATTTTTTCTTTTTGCCTTTGCTTTTGGTTTTGTTTTTCTTAAAGTTGCCGTGAGTGTTGCACCAGTATTATTGGAACCCAAATTATAAATTTGAAGTTGTGTTCCACCACTAATAAATGAAAATTTATCAGAGGTTAACAACTCTGTAGAACCATCAGATCTAATTAATGAGTATCTGTCATCATCAAAAGATAAAAATGTTTCATTTGTTCCTGCACTTACAGGAGTTGATAGTTCATTTGATGCAATATTAACGGTAAAAGATTTTCTAATACTTAAAGTAGCATCTGTTAAATCTACCGATGATATATTATTTTTTGGAAATCTTGTATATAGTGTATTATCGGATGAGGATACCAGTTCAGTTGTTAGTACTTTAAAATTTGTAACTTGTAATGTTGCTGTTGGTAATTTTCCCTGAGCAATTCCAGTTACAGTGGTAACTCCGATGACCGTAACTGTAGTAGATCCAACACTTTCAACTTTTGCAAAAACTGGATTTTCTAATGCAGGATCACTATATGAAATTAAATCATTTTTCTTAACAACTGTTCCTGGAAATAGATTATTGGGACTTGTGATGGTGCTAACACCAGAAAGTGTAGAGATTGTAGCAATTCCAACATCAATTTTTGTGGATTGTACAGTATCCGCTGAAAATGTTGATGCAGTTCCTACTAGACTGTAAACTGACTTAACATTAGAAAGTCCATGTGATGTTACTGCAGTTGCTACTCTTCCATTTGCAATTCCATCAAAAATAAATGATTCATTTCTTAAAAAACTGCCTTGAGTGTCATAAAGTGTGATTAATTTACTTGCAGAAACTGCATTTCTAATAAATCCTTGTGCTCCACTATTTGCACCTTTAACAAAAGTTGGTACTGTTAGTGTGATAGGTTCATTTAAAGTAATTTCGGTAAAAGTTTGAACATCATACAATGAGATATTCCATTCGTTTACATTTCCATTACTAGAACTATATGATCCAGATTCTAATCTAAAATCATATACTCTAGCAAGACCAATTTCTTTACCTGGAGCAGTAATTTGAGAAGCACCGACTCTTTCATCTCTTAAACTCAGAACATAAGTATTTCCAATTCCAACCGTAGGAGCTCCATAAACTCTATTTAAAGATAGTGTAGATCCTGTATTATAATTAATTGATTGATTTTTGAGTGTTTTAGTTGTTCTTGGTTTTTCTACATCTAAAAATGTTGGACTAATTGTCTCTACTTCATACCCCCTAACAATTGCTTTACCTGGAGATACTTGATATAGTGTTAGATTATCGGACGGAAGTGCTCCACCGTAAGTAAATTGCCCGGCATTAAAAATACCCCGATTTCCTTTATTATCATTTAAAGAATTTTTTACTGAAACATCAAATGGAGTAATAAAATAATCACCAGACTCATTATAAGTTCTTCTTGCTAGCTCATCTGCAATTAAGTTATATGTTGTAGTGTTTTTCTTTGATCTTAAAACACCTTCTTGTATAACAGCTAATTCTATAAAATTATTATCGTCATAATCGGTTAAACTTTTTGTGATTAATGATGTTGAAATTTTTAACCTATCTGCACCAGGTGCTGCATAGTTATTAAATCCTTGCGAATTGTCGTTTAGTGTTTCGTCAATATCTGAATTAATAATTTGTTCATTTATATTTAATCCAACTCTATAACTTGGTCTATTAGTATATTGACTTAAAATTAGAGTTTCTGTGCTAACATTTACAAATTGTCCACGAATAAAATAAACACCTTCTGTAATATTAAAAGAAGATCCTGTTGCAGTAGAATCATTTGCAAGAGTTACTGCAAATGGTTGTCCAGCAGAGATAGAAGTATTTCCTAAAAGACCTGAAGTAATTGTTGTATTTGAAAATAATGATTCTCCATCTAAAAATACTTCACTTGCATTATTTTGAGTGCTTGAACCCAAATAATTAATGTAAAGAGTAAGATTTCCTTTTTCGGATTCTTGTGAAAGAAGAACTCTATCTACAAATGCAGTTACTCCAGAAGTTTGTCCCGTAATTTTAGTTCCAACAAGTTGATTAACATATGCTTCAACAGGAACTCCAAGAAAAATATTTTGAAGTTGAACACAACGATATAATTGTGTATATCCAGTATTTCCTGGTATTACTTTTGCACCCTCTTTAAAAAAATGTTGGCCAAATTTATCAATTTGATTTTGAAGGATTGATTGAAGAGATGTTAATTCTCTCGCCTGAACAGGAACTCCGGGTTTAAAAAGGATTTTATGATAGTCATTAGTTGCATCAAAATCATCAAAATATGGTGCTACGTTGAGATTAGTTTGCTGAGACATAATTTGTTAGAACTGCAAAATGACTTTGATATCTTCTTTTTGATTTGATGACCTTGTAATTGATGGTCTATTGTCTACATAAACAATATTTCCAGAGTATTTTTTGACTTCTGGATTTGCAAGACCACTTGTAAAGGATTGTCCAAGGTAATATGTTCTATTATTTATCACAGTAGATAGACCTGTAAAAGAAGTATCAATTCCCAAGTTTACTGATCCACCAGAGATTGTAAGAGATCCACCAGCACCAAAAGCATTTGTAAATTCAATTTGGTTAAATCCATATGTTGGATTAGTTACTGCAAGTCCAACTGTTGAAAATCCTGAATTAGATCTATCTTGCCAATATTTTAAGACACCAGTTACTTGGTCATAACTAATGACTCTACCAACAGCAGTAGTTGCTGTAGACACTGTTTGAGTGACATATGAGTCTGCGGTGTAAGTTGCATTATTAAGTCCACTACCAGTTAACTTAAGTGCATAAACCGCACTTGCCTTATCTATAGTTAATATTTGAGTTGAATTGAATGATTCTGGATTTTCAACAATTCCAACTCTTGCTATTTGATTACCAGTAATAAAATCTGGATTTTGATTATCGTTTTCGATTCTAGAGTACAGCAAAACGTTATATGCACCTAACTCTCTATAGATGTCTTTTCCATGACCACCTTTGGGAGGTATAATTACATTTAATACTGGTAAAGTAGTTCCAGTGGGAACATTCCCGGCAACTAAATCAACAGTACCAAAAGTATATCCAGATCCTTGATTTGATATTGTAACCGATTCAACTCTTTGATCATTATTAACGACAACAGTACACTCTGCTCCAGTGCCATCACCACGAATAGGGACTTTTGTATAAGTGGTATTAGCAGGGCCTACTTCAATGCCTTTATTTACAACAGTAACAATTTTTATAGACCCATTAACTGCATTATTTCGGACCGCTGCATTTTCAGTGCTTGTTTCCCAATTTGTAGGAACTGGCATAAAATCTGTAGATTCAAATTTAATAATATCTGAAGGTTTAATAGTATAAAGATATTTCCAAATATATCCATCACCACTAGAACCTGCTACTCTTGGTTCTAAATCAGTGAATAATGGTTCATCAAGTGAAGCTCTACCACTTAGATTTTCTGGGGTCGATCCGTTTTGTAAACAAATATAAACTCTATAATCACTATTTAAAACATAATATGCTGCTGAATATAAATTAGTTGCACCCGTAACTTTAGCAGTATTTGATCTGCTATAATCATGACGGTACATATCAAAAGTTGTACCAGACGACCATAAACGTTTTTGAACTACTTGCCTAACGTCACTTGCATTAATTTTTTTAATGCAATCATACTGTCCCAATAATTATTTTCCTCATCAAAATTATCTTTAGGTGATGGGGGGTTTACATCCCAATCAGATTGAATATCAGAAGGATTTGGTAAACCAATAAAAGAATAATAAGAATTTACTGCAGAACTCACTCCTGCAACAAAATTCTTTGCATTTAATATTCTAATTTGATCAGTTATAATTGCTGCCATTTTATGTAACTTTTTTATTATTTATTTAAGTAATAATATAGTTTTCAAATTTGAGTGGAAGAGTCCTCTTAACAACACCAGAAGTTGAAATTCCACCAACTCCAACATTTCCATAGAAATTGTAAGTATTTTCTTTCGATCTTCCCAATAATACAATTTTTCCCCAACTAAAGTTACCAAAACTAATTGTAGTAGTACCTATTCCTACTCCAGAATATCCACTAATTGTTGATATACCACTAACTATTGCATTAACTCTTCTTATAGTGGTTGTTGCAGTACCAACTGTTGCAATTCCAATCGCAGTATTTGCAACACTTACATTGCTCACACTTTGTACTTGATAAACATTATTGACAAAATCTGTTCCAATTCCAATAGTATTATTATCAATGTCTTTTGATGTTATTGATGTTGATGCAGACCCAATATTTGAATCATAAACCAGGAAGTAATCACCAGTCCCAATACCACTAACTGTAAGTGCAGTTCCAACAACAGAAGTATCTCTTAAATATGAATTAGTTGGAATATAAAAATCAAATGTAATGCCAGTTGCAGTAGTTCCAAATCCAACAATTACACCAGAATCTCCCAAATATGATGACACAGTGTTGGTTTCTTTAGTCATACTTGGTGACTGAATTAACACTTGTGGGGGAGTGGTAGATATGTATCCACCTCCTCCAAGTGTAACTGCAATTCCTGTTACAACTCCTCCAGATATAGTTGCAATTGCACTAGCAGTATTTTGTGCTGTTGTTGTTCCAAATCCAATTGGTTCAGAAATTGATACTGTTGGTATGGTTGTATATCCAACTCCACCGTCACTAATTACAATTGAACTAACTGTTCCTGCAATAGATACTACCACAGTTGCGGATGCTCCAACCTTATTATCTTGAGAAAGGATAGTGATTGATTTTTGGAACGCTAATGTGACGTTATTTTCATTTGTTGGATTAAAGAATGGTCTTATATTATCAATATAAAGAACAGTACTTCCAACTCCAACTGGTTGAATTAAATATGATGTTGGAGTAATTGCTGCTTCGTAGTGAATTCTACTCTTTCCAATTGTTTTTTGATTAATAATTTTATCTTCAGTTTGCCTACACCAGTTTATGGGTCTTTCAAGATTTCTGTCACTAACATTTCCTGGACCAAAATATGGATTGGTACTAACTGATTCTGTAGAATTGATAATAGTAGCCGTTCTTGCTTCTTCCTGAAGTATCGGAGTTTGTCCGACAGAAGGATCATAATTAATTGTTAACTCATCACCCTCTTTAACAGTTTCTAAAATATTAACATCTAAAACATCAACAGATCCGCTTCCACGATAGAAGAGAATTTTTGACCTATCTCCAACGTTAGGTGGTTCCATGAATGTAATAGTGCTTCCTCCTGGGAACTTATACGCTTTACCAGGAGCTTGTAAAATATCATTAAGGAATACTAATAATGTATCTTGAACGATAATATTTGATCCTTTAGAAGAAAGAATGGAAATTATATTATTTGCTATTTTTGTTTGAAAAGAAACTTTTTCTCCATCAAATTGATTATCTATAGAGTCAAGAATCTGAAGTTCTCCAATTGACCATCCACTAAATTCATCTGTAAAGGTTTGTTCTACATTAAGTTTGAATGGTTTAAATGACGTGCCTGTTGTTGGAATTCCAGTTGAGCCTCCAATTGGAACAGTTAAAATTTGTCCATCAACATAACCATATCCAGTATTAGTAATTTCAAAATCAATTATACTAGATCCTTGCCCAACAACAATATTAACTCTTGCTGCCGTACCAACTCCAGAAGATCCTGAATTGTAAATAAGAGGAATATTTGAATATGATAGTGGATCATCAAATATCACATATGGTCGATTTGTAGATGTATATCCTGTACCTGGATTTGTAAT